GTTCTGCACACAAAAGAACATGGAAAACAATACAGCGTTTTCTATCCACTTCAAAGACAAACCAACAGACAACGAAGTTAACATTATCAAAGAGCAGCTACAACAATGGGTTGCTTTGAACGAGTTTAACAAGCGTATCTTTAAGATTTTCCGTAACGTACTTAAGTACGGCGATCAAGTATTCATCCGTGACCCAGAGACATTTAAGCTATTCTGGACTGAAATGGGGAAGGTTACTAAAGTAATCGTTGACGAAGCAGCTGGAAAGAAACCGGAACAATATCTGATAAAAGATATTAACCCGAACTTCCAAAATCTAACTGTTACGGCAGTTAGCACCTCGGATACTTATAGTAACAATCCACAAAACGGCGGTGCAGGCGGTGGCGGTTATGTGCAAACAGGCGCTCCGTTCCATGGCGGTTCCCGCTTTACACACCAAACAAACGAAGCAGTTATTAATGCTGAACACGTAGTACACATTAGTTTAACTGAAGGTCTTGACGTATTCTGGCCATTTGGAACTTCTGTATTAGAGAACGTATTCAAAGTATTCAAGCAAAAAGAATTGCTAGAAGACGCTATCATTATCTACCGTGTGCAACGTGCTCCTGAGCGCCGTATCTTTAAGATCGACGTCGGTAACATGCCAACACACATGGCTATGGCATTCGTTGATCGTGTTAAAAACGAAGTTTCTCAACGTAGAATCCCTACACAGAGCGGCGGCGGAACTAACATGATGGATGCTACATACAATCCATTAAGCACAAACGAAGACTTCTTCTTCCCTACTACTGCTGATGGCCGCGGCTCTACAGTTGAAGCTTTGCCTGGCGGTTCTAACTTAGGTGAGATTACGGACTTACGCTTCTTTACAAACAAGCTATTCCGTGGTCTACGTATCCCTTCTTCCTACTTGCCAACAGGTGTTGACGAAGGTTCTCAATCCTTCAGCGATGGCAAAGTAGGTACTGCTCTTATTCAAGAGTGGCGTTTTAACCAGTATTGCAAGCGTCTACAGTCTATGATTGCAGACAAATTAGACCAAGAATTCAAGATGTTCATGCGCTGGAGAGGCATAAACATTGACGGTTCGTTGTTTGATCTAGTGTTTGAAGAGCCACAAAACTTTGCGGGCTATGCACAAGCAGATGCTGACCAAGCACGTATTGGCACGTTTACTGCACTTGAGGCTTTCCCATACTTCTCTAAGCGTTGGTTGATGAAACGCTACCTAGGCTTAACTGAAGAAGAGATGAATGAAAATGAACAACAGTGGAACGAAGAGCAGGGCGACGTGGAAAGTGCACCTGCTGATGGCGCTGATCTCCGTAGCGTGGGTGTCACTCCTGGCGGTATTAGCGGTGACCTTGAAAACTTAGCACCAATGCCAGGCGAAGAAGGTGCAGAGGGTGGCATGCCAGGTGCAGCCCCTGGTGCACCAGCAGCCGGTGGCGGCATGCCAGGCGGCGGGGCAGGCGCACAACCAGCGGCAGTCGGTTAATATAGATTAAACTAAATATACTAATAAGAAAAAATATGTTTATAGCCGAACTTTTTGAACCAACAGCACCAGGATATCGTGATGAAAATGACGATGGTTCTGTTATGAAATTGCATGACTTACGCAAGACTAAGTTAACTTTCGCGCACTTAAATAAGCTTCGTCAAGCTAACGATGTGCGTAAATTTGAGCACGAAGAGAAGTTAGAACAAGTTAGTAAGCAATATAAACCAGCACCAGAAGGCGGCGGAATGCCAGGCGGCGGCTTAGGAATTTAACACAGACACGTGATTTTTTCGCACTCTACGACGGAATCACGTGATTTTCACTCTTAACGTAAACAAATACACGCATATATGTAAATAACATATAGCCATAATATTGAAAGGTAACCTTTAACATGAACAAGTATGAACAATTGATTGAGTACATCATCAATGACCAAGAAGACAAAGCTCGTGAATTATTTCACAGCATCGTTGTAGCTAAGAGCCGCGACATTTATGAATCCTTGATGGACGAAACTGTTGACCAGTACGACCAACAAGGTGACCTAGTTGACGACGTCACACGTGACGAAAACGGCGGCTTAGGTGAAGCTGACGACGAGTTCGGCGGCGAGATGGATGCTGATGACAGCATGGGCGACGAATTAGACGGCGGCGAAGAAGACTTCGGCGACGAAATGGGTGGCGATGAATTTGGTGGTGACGATCTAGGCGACGACTTAGGTGGTGACGACATGGGTGCTGAAGGCGAAGGCGACTTAGCTGACAAGTTCCAAGACATCAAGTCTGCTATTGAAGATTTAGAAGCTGAATTCCAAGCTATTATGGGCGGCGAAGAAGCTGGCGTTGATGACGCTGAAATGGGCGACGGCGAGATCGAAGGCGGCGACGAGATGGCTGCTGATGACGCTGGTGAAGACTTTGGTGGCGCACCTGAAGAAGTTGGCGCTGGCGAAGAAGAGCCAATGGGCGAAAGCGCAAATCCTTTTGCTAAGTCCGGTTCGGGCAAAGCAGCGTCCGGTTCTGGCAAGAAGGCAAGTGGATCTGGTAAAGCAGCATCCGGCTCCGGTAAGGCAGCTAGTGGTTCTGGCAAGAAGGGTTCCGGCTCTGGCATGAAAGCTGAAAGCAAATCCGCAGCAGAATTAATGCGTGAATACGTTGAGAAGATTTCCGACGGCCACGGTCCAGAAAAAGCTGGCGAAGCCGAAGGCAACGAAATCGGCAGCGATCGTAAGAAATTCCCAGTAAACAAGACAACACCAGTTGCTGGCAAGAATGACATGGGCGGTACAACTGCTAACATTCTAAGCGGCAAGGGTAACGACACAAGCGACAAAGACGGTCAAACATCCAAGGCTAAAGCTGGTGGCTTCATGAAGGCTCCGGTTGCTATCCCTGGTTCTGAGCGTAACGTAAACAAAGTAGGCGGCAACGCTGGTGCACAACAGTTCTTTAAGACTAAGGAAAAGGCTAAAGAAGCTGAAGGTAGCACAACTAAAGACAGCGTGCCTGTTAAGAAAGATAGCTTAGGCTATCCTAGCAAGTAATTAGGTCAATATTATGGCTTTGTACCTAAAAGAGAACTTAACTTTTGACCGTGCAGGACTTCAGGTTTTGTCTGAAGACTCTGCAGACGGAAAAGGTAAGAATCTCTATATGAAGGGGATATTCATCGAGGGAGGCGTGAAGAACGCTAACCAACGTGTTTATCCTGTTCACGAAATAGAACGAGCTGTTGGGACCATCAATGAACAAATCAAGGGCGGCTACTCCGTGTTAGGCGAAGTAGACCATCCGGACGATTTAAAGATCAACTTGGACCGTGTATCACATATGATTGAACAGATGTGGATGGACGGTCCTTGCGGCCATGGTAAGTTAAAGATTTTGCCTACACCAATGGGCGAGCTAGTTAAGTCTATGCTTGCATCTGGTGTTAAACTAGGTGTTTCTTCCCGTGGATCTGGTAACGTGAATGAAGGCTCCGGCCATGTTTCCGAGTTTGAGATTGTTACAGTAGACATTGTTGCACAACCAAGTGCACCACATGCTTACCCTAAAGCAATCTACGAAAGCTTAATGAACATGAACGGTGGCGCACAAATTTTTGGGATTGCTAAAGATGCAACTCAAGATCAAAGAGTACAAAAGTACCTAAAAGAAGCAATTACCGGCTTCATCAAAGAATTGAAGAAATAAACGGAGCAACCTATGACATTAAAAGCGTTAAAACCGTTGATTGATGGTGGAATTATTAGTGAAGGCACCCGTGATGCTATTACTGAAGCTTGGAACGAGCAATTGTCCGAAGCTAAGGAAACAGTACGTGCGGAACTTCGTGAAGAATTTGCACAACGTTATCAACATGACAAACAAGTGATGGTTGAAGCTCTAGATAAGATGGTAACTGAAAGTCTTACTGCTGAGTTAGCTGAATTCCAACAAGAAAAGCAAGCTCTTGCTGAAGATCGTGTGAAGTTTAAGCGTCACATGAACGAAGGTGCTAAGAAGTTTAACGACTTCATGGTTAGCAAGTTAGCAGAAGAAATCCAAGAACTACGTAAGGATCGTCAAGTATATGAAAACTCTATCGGTAAGTTAGAGTCGTTCGTTATCAAGGCATTGTCCGAAGAGATCAAGGAATTCGACAAAGACAAACAAGCTGTAGTTGAAACCAAAGTCCGCTTAATCGCTGGCGCTAAGGACAAACTAGCAGAACTACAACAGCAATTCATTGCACGTAGCTCTGTACTTGTTAAGGAAGCTATCACAAAGAGCTTAACAACAGAAATGACACAATTGAAAGAAGACATTCAACTTGCTCGCGAGAACATGTTTGGTCGTCGTCTATTCGAAGCTTTTGCATCTGAATTCGCAGTTACTCACTTAAACGAGAACGTCGAAATCGCTAAGTTAGCAAAACAAGTCCAAGAAACACAAGCAC